TGCGTTGTAAAAGCAACCACCACGCCATCCGTGCGCGTGATCGCCACAAGCTCCGCCAGCGTCGTCAGCTCTCCGGCCAAATGCGCCTTTAAAGCGCTTCCTATCGTCTTCATGGCGTGCGCACCTCGATCAGCGGAACGTTGCCTTGAGCGCGACTTTGTCCGACAAAGCTCAAATCCAGCGTATCGGTATCAAAGCGCACAGGCACATCGAACCGATAGCCCGCCTTGATGACCACGCCACTCGCGGGAGCCTGCGCAAAGGTCACGATTCCTTGCGTCACATCTACGCTCCACCCGCTTGTGTATTCCGTATCATCCACGCCGACGCGCACCGATCCGGCGACGGGCTTCTTGATCTCTCGCGCAAACGAAACCGAAGCGTTGCCATAGGTTTTGACAAGCTGGAACTGCGTCGTCACACCATCGCCTGTGCCGATTTCCTGATCCCGCCAATCGGGCGCACTAAGCCCATCGGCTGAACTCGTGCAATCGCTTGCATCACGCAACCGGAACCCGCGAGCCCGCCCCGCCCGCGCTTGAAAAAAAGCCGTCAGCAAGGCCGCCTCGCGCATCGTGACGACACCCGCCTGCGCATTATACCGCCTGCGCGGCTGCGCCCATTTCTGGTTGCGCCGCTCAAACCCGCCGTCGATCGTCACCACTTCTGTGGCAAAGCACGGCCCGCCGCTTGTCCCTGCGCTCAAGGACAACGGGAAAACGATTTCATCAAATGACATTTGTGGTTCCTTCCACCTGTTGGCATAGGCATTCGGGGATCGGCATTCGGGGATCGGGGCTCGCGTCTTCGTGTGAATCCCCCGACCCCTGAATCCCGACCCCCGCCCCCCCTAATTCACATACCCCACTTCACCAACGCCCAGCGCGAGATACCCCTTGTCCTTCGTATCCAACTCGACACGATGGATCATGTAAAACTTCTCCGCCTCTTCATAGGAAAGCCGTTGCGCGGGGACGAAGGCGAGATCGTCACGCCGCCGCACCGTGATCTTGTGCGTGATGCGGTTTTGATCCGCCGTCACGCTACTGCCCTCAAAGGTGCGCTCGATCTTGCCCCACAGGGCGGCCAGCGTCGCCCACTGCGCGATCTGCCCGCCCTCGCCATCATCAACAAGGCTCTGCGCCTGAAGCAACAACGGCACATTCATCGACCCGATCTTCATCACGCCCCCGCTCGCAGCATTTTATAGGGTTGCAACAACGCTTGAACCATCAGCGGAGCCATCACGCCGCGCTCATCAACCGCCGAGGCCTCGCCTCTATTTTCAAACCAGTGCGTCGCCAGTTGCAAAATCGCGGTGCGGATCAGCTCTGGCACATCACTAGCCGCCGGACCGTATCCGGCCTTATAGGTCACCGTCATCCCGTTGGCGCAGCGCGTCATGTCGGGCCAGCAAGCTCCGTCGCGCAGCACAAGCCGCGCAGGCACGCGCTGATCGTCCACATAGTAATTGCTGGCCGCCCACAGCGTCGCATTGTCGCGCTCGTCATAGGCTTCGACACGTTCGACGCTCAGCAAAGGGCCGCTAGGCAGCGTCACAAAACGCCCGCGCGGGACGGACGAAAAACCCGCTACCCACGTTTGCTCGATCAGCACACGACCCATAAACCGCTCGGCCCACTGCCGCGCCGCTTCAATCAGCCGCGCGAGCAGCGCATCCTCGCCCGCGCCCGCAATCCGCGCCTGAGCCTTCAGCTCGTCTACGCTGACGGGTTCAAGAGCCGCAGGCACGGTCAAAACATTTGATGAATACAAGACTCCCATGCTCATAACCACAGGCCGCAAACAGCCTGCCCCTCCGCTGCGTCACATGCTTCGATCTCTTCCGAGACACCGACAGGCACCACAAGCCGCACGCACACATACCAATAAGCGGGATCGCCTTTGGCTTCCTGCGCAGGAATCACTGAGCCATCCTCAAGCGTCACGGCCTCCATTGCCGCACAGCCATGCACCGGCCCGATCACATTCACCGCGCCAGCGCGTAAAGCCTCCAAAGCTTCTCTATTCGTCGATTTCAAATACGTATCAATCATGCCAATCCTTCCCTAATCTAAACCCCAAACAAACGAAACCTCCCCGCCCCCATGGGACGGGAAGGTTCGCCTTACCTATCCCTTCACGCCAATCTTGGCATGCCCGCGATGACGCTGGCCGAGGACAAAGCCCCTGTTGTCGCGCCCGTCACCGTCATGACGACGCGCACGTAACGTGCGCTGCCGATATAGCCAACGCTCTGCACGCTGTTTGCGCCACCTGCGCTTGAGACAGCCGCAAAGCTGCCATTCAGGTCAGTCGCCGTCACAGTCGTATAGGTCGAGCCATCGGTCGAATGCTGCAATGACGGCGTATGCGTGCCGTCCGTATAAGCCCCAAACGTGACAACAACGACCGCCGCGTCATAGCCTCGCAAATCCACAGCCGTGCCTGTTGACGTGCCCGTGACTCGCGCCGCAGGCGAAAGCGACAACTTCGCCGCCATCGTCGATACCAAATCTCTTAGTGCCATTTTTCTCTCTCCTTGTTTTTTTCAAACCTATCGTCATTGCGAGGAGCGCAAAGCGCGACGAAGCAATCCAGTCCCCAAGCCTTACGCCTAAGGACTGGATCGCCACGCCAAGCAAGCTTGGCTCGCGATGACGCAATTCCTTAAGCTGTCGCGAAGCGCAGGACCTTGATCGCATCGAAATTGACGACATCACCACCAACACGCTTGGAACAACGGAACTTCACGAAAGGCGCCGCCGTATAGGGATCGCGCAAGCTCTGCAAGCCTTTGCGGTCCACGATGGTATAGCCTTCCTCGAAATTACCGAACGCAACCGACAAGCTGCCCGAAGCGACCGTCGGCATATCCTCCGCCAAAATGACAGGATAGCCGAGCAAAGTCGCAGGCATCCCCGCCTGCAAGCTGGGCTGCCAGATATAGGCCCCCGTGCCGCTTTCCTTGAACTTGCGCACCATATCCACGACCGAGCGCGGCATCAGCCACGTCGCCTTGGGCAGATAACCGGCCTTCAGCTTGTTCATCAGGCTAATCAGCGCGTCGGCAGGATTGCTTGCGGTGAAGGCTGCGTCCGCGCCTGTCGGCACATGCTCTAAAACGCCCCAGTTGCGCGAAGTATCCGACGTCGCCGCGGTGCTATAGCTCAAGAAGCCGCGCGGTTGCCCCACGCCGTCGCCGCTCACGAACGCTGTATTCTCGCGGCGCGAGAACTTATCAGCGACGCGCCCGACCAGCCATTCCTCGACATTCAAAATCGAGTCATCAAGCAGCTTTTGCGTCGCCTTGGGCTGCGCGAACAGCTCATGCACGGGAATACGAATACGGCCAATCGCGCCCTGATCCGTATCGCTGCGCGTGCCAAGCTCTGATACCCACTGCGCGTCGGCCTCGTTCGTGTCACGCAGCATTTCTACCGCGTCGGATGAAATGTTCATCACCGTCGCAATCTGACGCATCGGCGTGGTGTCGAACTGGCGCGAGACAATGCGCTCCGAGATTTCCGCCGGAACGCTAAAGCCGCCCTGCGGATCAGAGATCACGCTCATATCCTTGGCATAGAGGCCATAGTCCGGCTCAAGCCCTTTGGTCAGATAGCGCATGAACGCGCCCTTATAGGCACTCTCCTCACCATCATCACTGCTGCGCTCCTCGCCGCGTCCCATGGCGGGACGACGCATCGCGGTCTTGACGCGCGAAAGATCGTCTTGCAGCGTGTCAATCGCGTGATCCAACCGGCCCAGCTTGTCGGACAACAGCACGTCGCCCGATCCCTTGCCTTCAATCTCGGCAAGGCGCATGTCGTTCACGCATTTATATTCTTCAAAAGCGCGTGCCAGCGTCTCTGTGGCCGACTGCACTTCGTTCATATCAATCATACTCTTTTCTCCTTGTTGCTTGTGCCTTCTTTTAAAATTCGCGCTGTTTGATGCAACCGCGCGACAACGGCGCGGGTGGCCGCCGCGTCCGTTTTTCCTTTGACGGGACGCTTGGCGTTCCCTGTCTTTCCACCACGGGCCAGCAAAGCCTTGCCGCCCGCCTTCACCTCGCTGATCCGCGCCGCATCATTGGCGGGAAACGTGACCAGCGAAATCTCGAACAAATCGACTTCCGTCAGAATGCGCACCTTGCGTTTGGTGTCGATCCGGCTTGTGACGATGCGATAGCCAATCGACAAACCGCTCACCGCCTTCATCTTCAAAAGCTCGTAAGCCTCGCGCCCTTTTTGCGTGGACAAAGCCAGCTTGCCATGAACGATCAGGCCCTTTCGGTCCTCGGCCAAAGCCAGCCAAAGACCGATAGGCACGCTGGGGTCATGCATCCACAGCATAGCGGGCGCGGCGTTCTTGCGTTGCCACAGCTCCAGCGTCTTTGAAAACGCGCCATAGATCACGACTTCATTTTGGCTATCCACCTCGTCGAAGACGGACGCATAGCCCACAAAAGTCCCGTCAGCCGCCAGCGATTTAACCGCCAGTGGCCGTGATAGATGTTGAATTGTCATGTGTGTTCCTTGGTTGTTTAAAATAGGGGGTCGGGTGTCGGCATTCGGGGGTCAGGGGGGATCCCTGATAAATTATCTCCCCGACCCCCGAATGCCGACCCCCGACCCCTCGCCTTAATTCCCTTCCTCCACCGCCCCATACCCAAGCGCTTCTCTCTTCTCATTCACGCTTAAGAAACTGGCACGTTCGATCTTGTCCCACAGAGCATCACGCCGTGCGGTCAGGGCACTCACCTCGTCGCAATCGACATCCAGATAAACCCCGCCGCCATAGTGCGGCGCGAGCCAGTGATCGAAAGCGGCGACGATCCGCCCCGCGAGCGGCAGCACCGTCT